CTATTTATTTTTACTTTCTGCAATCATCATTCTAATAATATACAAAATCCTTTTTTTATCGGTTTTATCAATTTCTTTTAGGTCATTGAACAGTATTTTTAAATCTTCGTTTTCGTCCATAGCCTCGCCAAATGTTAGATAATCAAGGCTCGTTCCAAGTGCAATGCTTAATCTTTTCATATTTTGTAGCGTTGGGTTTGGGTTTTCTGCATTCATCATACTGTTTAGCGTTGAGTATTTTATTTCTGCAAATCCTGCTAGGTCTTTTGGGGTTATTTTTAGCTCTATGCATTTTTTTGCTATCCGCTTTCCTAACTCGTTCATTGTTTTAACCTATGCAAATAAAAACCGTATTTTATTATAAAAATACGGTTTATTTTATTTTTACGCTTGATAAATACATTCTATTGTATTAAGATATGTTTTATCGTTTTATTTATACGATATAATATATATTAATCACGTAACGGAGTGTATAAAATGATCAAAACAGATTTATTAGAATATGACTTGTCTACTGCCGTTACAGTGGGTAAGTCGCCTTTTGCTAAGTAGGTGTATTGTGATAGATACAGTTAAAATACATATACCCATACTGGCAACTTATGTTGAAACCCATACCCATGCAAAAGGTGCGTTTTATAAAACAATTATTGGCATTAACGAATTGGGTTTAACAGGTTCATCAAGGTGTGTTAAAGACGGCGTGCCTTTTGAAATATATCACGCTTATCAAAGTTTGCCAACATCGCACAGTGGCATTGGTTATAAGTTTTACCACCAAACTTACAATACATTACCATACCTTGAGCTAAATTGTTCCATTGCTAAAATCCTACAAGGTCATAATGTTTATGGATTAGACAACCTATTAAACTGCATTCAAATGATTGGAGTAGTGTACGATCAATTTCCCAAATTGTGGCAACATTTAGATGTGCAAAATGCCAAAGTTGTTTACATGGATATCACCTATTCAGCGGTTATGCAAAACAAAAAACAAGCCGAACAGGTTCGCGACTATTTACGCAATGTAGATTTTAAAGGCTTACGCAACCAATCGGTTATTGGCGAAAAGGATCATTACAACACGGTGTATTTTGGTTCAGAAAACAGCCGAATTGGTAGGTTTAAAGTATATTGTAAAGGTGTTGAAGTACAAAAAGAAGTCAAAGAACTGGAAAAACTTGCCAAACAAAACGACTTACTGGCACAAATGAAGCTAAAAACCATATTTACCAAAGAATTGCAAGACTATGCAGACAAACTGGTTCGCATAGAAGCAACGGTAAAATCAAGACAAATGCAACAATTAGGAATACCACAAAATCTGTGGCAATTATACGATTATCACATACAAAACCCAAATTTATTTACAGAACTGTGGCAAATAAAAACCGATGCCATGTTTACAGCATTGCAGGGTAAAACGATGAATTATGCAGATGACAGCGAGATTTGGCAAGCACTAGAAAGCCAATTAACCACCTATACCAAAACAGGCAGGGAAAGCAAAACCAAAGCAAGAAATGCCTATAACTTTTATAAACGCATTCAACAATCAGGTTTTTATCAAGTTAAATTAGACTACAAAGGGGCTGAACGCACCTTTCAAATGAATGTAAAAAATTTGCTTGATTGTGGCATATCAAAAGCATTTTTACAAAATCTAAACAACAGCAAAGACAACACAATTAACGTTTTACAAGTTCTAACAGTGGACTTTAACAACCAAATACCAACTGATGTTGTCATACCAACCCCGAACGGCGAATATTTAGAAGTGTTTAAACCTTACTTTATGCACGTTGTTAACGCAAGACTACAAAAATCCCAAAACGAAATATTTTATCAATCAGCATAGGAATAAACCATGAAAATGTTAGTAGAAAGCATTAACCGCGTAAAACGTTCAGGCAAAAGCAAAAATGGCAATGATTACACAATTGATGTAACCGAAGTGGTTGTTAAAGTGCCTTATGACAATGCAGATGGATTTGGATCTAAGTTTATTACTTATCCATACGGCAAGAGTGATAATTTTGAAAAGCTACAAACCTTACGCGGTAAATTGCCAATTGAATTAGATATTGAATTAGGTAGTGAACTTAACCAATATAGCCAACCTGTAACAGTGGTAAATGATATTAAATTACCGACGGTTAAAACCGCATGAGCCACGGACACTACAGACCTTGGGACGACAACCCACACTTATACAAACATACCTACTGTGAAGAATGCGAAAAAATCATTGGTGAAGAGGACAACCCAATTTGCAATGGGCATTACAACTACCTTTGCCACGCTTGTGCAAACAACGGTAAAGTGTTTGCATGTAAGTTTGACGATGACGATGATGAAGAAAGTGATTTTCAATTTGATGACGACGTACCGTTTTAACCATGAAATTATCAATATTTAATAAAACGTATAAACTAGAACATCAATACCTAGAAGCCTTAAAAGTAGCACTGCTTGATGCACAAAAACAATGCGAGTATGAACGCAGTTTATTCAATGATGATGACAAACAACTTGCACCAACCATTAATAAAATAAATCGTTTAAACGATTTAATTCGCTATTTGGAATTACAAGATGTATGTATGCAAAACCCTGGTTAATAATTCTGTATGTGTTGAATGGGTGGAGTATACGCCACAAGACACGCTAATCGGTCAGTTATCAAGTCTTAATAATTTATCGTATAGCGATGTAACCGCAATATGGATATCTATCCTATTGCTATTTGCAACGGCATATGTTTTTAAACACTTGCCATTTTTTATCCGTAGACGTTAAAAGGTATTCACCATGACAAAACACACCACAAAAAAAGTTGGTAATGCGTTAGCCTTAGTTGCTGTTACCACCGCTCCTGTTGTTGCGTTTGCTGCTGATGAACCAGATGTTACTAAAGTTGTAGCATATATTGGTTATGCAGTAGCAGCAATTACCGCAATTGGGGTTGCTAAAATGATCCCATCTGCTGCTATGTGGCTTTACAGTTCGCTAACCAGTATGATTAGACGTGGCTAATCTAAAGCCAAACCGCACAAAAAAGCTATAATTATTTAACCAATTATAGCTTTTTAGGTGATTAACATGATGATTTTAATCTTGATTGTCTTAATTATAGCAGCTTATATTTTATTTAGTGATTGATACCTACTGCTAAAACCCAAAAACAAGCATGTTTTTTTTATTAAATCGGCGCAAACTTTTTAACACAAACCATCTTTTATACATCAAAGCCTTGCAAATAAGCATAAAGATTTAATAAAAAAAGCATGGACACGTTGCCACGCCAATTGGTGCTACAGGTTAAATCTTAGCATGGCAATGGGTAGGGTAGAAGTGTAAATTTAAAACTTGTAATACACAGGCTAACTGCTTTAAGGGCAAGGGATTGAAGTGGAAATATCTTTTAGATAGGGTGATAGAATTATTTAGATTATCGTTAATTACTCGGTAGAAAGATTTAACGAGAATGTTAAGAATTGTTAGCCATAGCTAAAAGGATTGCAACAAAAAGCCCGGTGCGAAGCATGCCCCCATAATAAAAAACACACACAACCCAAAACCAAACACAAGCCAAATAAGCATGAAAACCTTAATCTACTACCTATTTGTCATTATCCCCTGTTTATTATGGTACTACGACTTAATCCGCTACTTAATGCTACAAGACTACTAAATAAACCCATACAACCAAATAAACCCATATAACGCCATGAACACTGTAAAGCAACTAACCAAGCAACTGATTGTATTTAGCTTGTCATTTATCCTAGCCGTAACGCCATCATTTGTTTACGCAAATGCAGTACTTAACAATTGGTACATACACAAATTAGGCATGGTAGGCAACACATCGTTTGTAGAAGCCTTAAGTGGCAATAAAAAAGCCCTTGCAAGAATAAAACCATCGGCAGGTGCAGTTGCTAAAGTGCTAAAAACCGCAGGCGGTATCGGTTTATTACACACAGTGATAACAACGGTTTTTAATGCAACCGATTGGGTAATGGATCCGAGTAACAACGCAGTTACTTTTAAGACAAGCGAAGGACCTGTACAATACATTTTTGATAAAAAATTGTTTGCCAACCCTGAACAAGCATGTCAATACGTGGCTTCTGAAGCCTTTTTAAAGGATTATGACTATAAGTTTACGCGTTTACGCTTGTCTTATGGTGATGAAGCAGGTAAAACCAAAATACTAACCAACATGGAAGCAAGATCTTTTAGATGTCAAGTAAGTGTAGCACACCCATCTGAAATAGAAGCATACGCCCCATATCCAGCAGGGTATATGCGTGATTGGGGTGGTGATATTGTGCCAACAGGTGAAATTGAAGAAAAGACCGTTTCGCTTGAAGCGGTTGCTCAAACGGTTTTAGACCAAGCACAATCAGGCAACAAACAAGCACAGCAAGCAGTAGAACAAGCGGTAAGAGATTCGGTAAAAGCAGGGGATTATAACCACCTACTAAACAGCACCGCCCAACCATTTAGCCCTGATAACACGACAGACCCAACCCAAACCACGCCAAGCACAGGCACAGGCACAACAACCAAAACCAAAGACGGTGTAGATGGGGTGAATGGCAAAGACGGTACAAACGGCAAAGACGGCGTAAATGGCAAAGACGCACCGCCTGTAGATGTATCAGGCATTATCAACGCCATATCAGCACTTGCCACAAGCATTGCCAGTCATTTTAAACAACTACAAAGCAAAACCGATGAGGTGATAGCCGAACAAAAGCTAACCACCAGGGTTATCAACACCAAAACCGATGAAATCCTAGAAAAACAAACCAAAGTGGTGCAAGCGGTGCAAAGCCTTGATATGAAAGGCGAACTCATTAACGGCAAATTGGGTGATATCATAGGCAACGGTAAACTTGTTAACCAAAAAATAGACGATGTAGTTAACGAATTACGCACCACCAAAGACGTAACCAAATTAGGACTTGACTCAATCCGCGATGCCCTAGAACACGGCATGAGTGGCAAACTCATTAACCAAAAAATAGACGAAGCCATAGAACAAGCCAAAATAGGCAATAAAAACCTAGCCAACACCTTTAAAGACGCAATAGACAAACAAATCGCACAACAAGCTATCCAAAACGAAAAAACCCTAAGTGCTATAACAGACATTAAAACCATTCTTAACGAACAAATAAAAACCGACCAAGCCATAGCAAATAAAATGCTAGAACAAGCCAACACCAACACCGATAAAATCGTTAAGGCAATTGAGCAAGTGGGCGAACAGGTAAAACCAAAACCCAAAGACAAAACCAAAGAAAAAGACGACAAATTTAATTTGCCTGATTTAAAAGATGTTGCCGTACCAACAAAAGACATAAGTTTACAAAACCCAAGCAACTTTGATAAAAACTACATCAAAGTTAACGCCCAATGCCCACCTGATGTTGTTAAAGAAATACCGCTACCAAGCGGTTCATTTCGCCTTGTGTTTGAAATGACACCGATTTGCAATTTTGCAAGCGTATACTTACGCCCTGTGATTATCTTTTTAGCTTACATCTATGGAGCATTGTCAATTGGCAATGCGTTTAAAGTAGGGGGATAATATGGGAAAACTACTCACCACAATTGGCACTTGGCTAATTTCTAACTTCATAGGCAGAGCATTGGCAGGGGCAGGGCTTGCAATTGCAGGCAGTTATACCTTTGGCTTGTTTATTGATTATTTTATTAACAAAGCATTAAGCATGCTTAACAACATACCTATGGCAGGGCTAATTGGCGTTGCAGGGATAGACAAAGCAATTAGCATCTTATTAACCGCCGTCATGATTAAAGTGTATTTGGCAACCGTATCACAAGGCATTAACATTGTAAAGGCAAAATAACATGATGTATCTTGTATCAGCAACCCCAGGCACAGGCAAAACCTGTTGGGTGGTTAAACAATTACTAGAGTGGATAGAAAAACCTGAAAACCAAGACCGAAAAATATATGCCAACATAGCAGGGTTAAAAATCGAAGGCATACAACCCCCACCAGATGACTTTAGGCTATGCGAGGACGGCTCCATCATCGTTTATGACGAAGCCCAAGAAATAGAACACTACAACAGTGATAGCCGTGGTATAAACCCTGTTGCTAAAGCCTTATCCAAACACAGACACCGCGGTTTTGATATATGGTTTATCAGCCAAGACCCAAGTTTATTGCACAAATACGTACTAAAAAACATTTACCTACATTACTACCTATGGCGACCTGCACAACGAGCCAATGTAGAGATATTCACCTTTGCAAGGGCAATTGTAACCCCAACCAAAGAAGACTTTAAAAACGCTTACGACGTCAAATGGTGGCGTTTTGATAAAAATTACCTAAAATACTACCAATCAACCGTGCTAAACACATCAAAACCCACACGCAGCAGTAAGCGTTGGTCTATCATCACCACGTTTTTAATCTTTATGGCGATGATAGCGTATTTCATTTACCCTGCAATTGGCTTAACCCAAAAGATGAAAGACACCGCCCAACAGCCACAACAACCAACACAGCCACCACAAACACAACAAAACCCATACATCACGCCAATAACCCAACCAAACAGCCAAATAATGCAACCACCACAAACACAACCAACCCAACCACAAGAACTCATCACCGACTTTATAAGATTTGGCAACAAATGCACAGCCTACCTACAAAACGGACAACAAGCACCCATTGGCAACGACGAATGCCTACAATACGCAACAGGCAAAAAGTTCGTTGAACTAAAACCCAAACCACAACCTTACAATTACGACCAACAAGACTACGCCCAACAAGCCGAGCAACTGGCTACGCCCCCTACGCACTAAAGGGCGTTTTTTCGTATAATGTATATTATGTTAAATAATATCTTTATAAAAAGCAACCAACTTGTGTTGTTGATTGCTTTTTATTTAATCTTTTTTTATTTAAACTTTAAAAAATTAAAACAATCCTTTTGCAAACATATCACGCATAACCTTTTTATCCAGTTTGCCAACACTGGTTTTTGGTAATTGTTCCAAAAATTTTATTTGGCTTGGTATGCCATATTTTGGAATGATACCGCGCTCTGTTGCTTGATAAGCAATTGCTAAAATATCATCAGCACTTGTATCAGCGTGTTCAAGTTTTAACACCACCAATGCCAACGGACGTTCGCCCCATTTTTCATCAGGTATGCCAATCACAGCAATATCAGCAACGCTTGGGTGTAAGGACAATATCGTTTCAATCTCTAATGATGACACCCATTCACCGCCTGATTTTATCACATCTTTTAAGCGGTCAGTTACTTGCAAATAGCCGTTTGAATCAATGTTGGCAATATCTTGAGTGTGCAAATAACCCCCTTGCCATAACTCATTGCCCGCATCATGATTTTTAAAATAGCTTTGCGTAAGCCACGGCGAACGCACCACCACCTCGCCTGTGGTTACCCCATCATGCACTTGTGCTTTATTGTCTTCATTCCACAGTTCAATATCCACAAGCACGGTTGGCGCTCCTGTTTTGACACGACGTAAAATATCTTCATCAGCAGACAATTGTTCATTTTTGTTAAACACAGTCATAGTAATCACAGGACAAGTTTCCGACATGCCATAAGCAGTGTAAGCCTCAATGCCATTTGCCACCGCGTTTCTTGCCAAACCCTCCGTCAAGCGCGAACCACCAATAATCATTTTTAAACCGTTAAATTTACGGCCACGTTTTGCCATTTCGTTAAGCAACATTTGTAAAATTGTTGGGACTCCGTGGGTAAAACTTACGCCTTTTTGCTCAATCAAATCTACCAGTTTTTCAGGAATATAACGCCCCGGATACACTTGTTCAATGCCAATCATAGTTGCCACATAAGGAACACCCCAACCATGTACATGAAATAACGGCGTAACAGGCATATACACGTCGCTATAGCGAATCCCCTGACCTTCAGCGTTTAACCCTGCCGAACTTGCCAATCCCAAACTGTGCAATACAAGTTGGCGGTGGCTAAAAAACACACCTTTAGGATCGCCTGTTGTACCGCTTGTATAAAAGGTTGTTGCAATGGTATTTTCATCAAAATCAGCAAACTCAAATTCATCTGACGCATCGCTTAACAATTGCTCATATTCGCCCACACAGGTTTCACGCAAATAATCAGGAATTGGCATGCCATTATCATCAAGCCAAATAATATGCTCTACTGATGGTGCATCAAAACGGTAATTTTTAATCATAGGAGCAAATTCAGAATTTAACAACAATACTTTTGGTTTGGCATGATTAATTGTGTACAAAATCTTATCTTCAGGCAAACGAATATTTACCGTTTGTAAAATCAGTTGACTCATCGGTATGGCAAAATAGCTTTCCAAATAACGGTGCGTATCCCAATCCATAACCGCCACCACATCACCTGCTTGTAAATTTAACAGTTTCAATACATTGGCAAGGCGATTGATACGTTTAAAAAAATCAGCATAAGTATAAGTCAATTTATCGGCGTAATGAATTTTTTGCTTGCAAGATACAATTTTTGCTCTGTCTAATAAGTGCTTGATAATTAACGGATATTGGTAGTTTTCACTGGCAGGTTGGTAATGAACTTGACTAAAGTTGCTCATTTTAATCTTCCTTGACAATAGCAATTGAGTGATAAAAATAATTAGATTAGTAATTTTATAAAATTTTGTCAAGGTTTTTATCAAATTATTTGTGCAAATATGAAAAAAATTTGTTATATTAGTCATATAAAACTTGTAAACATAAGGTTTTGGTTTTGATATGGATAAACAGCAAATTTTAGACGCCCTAACCCCTCAAATTATTGAAAAATTTCGCACCGCGATTCAGCTTGATAAATGGGAAAACGGTGTCCGCTTGACTGATAAACAACGCCATACTTGCATGCAGGCGGTTATGATATGGGAGCATGAATATTTACCCATAAATGAACGCATAGGTTACATTCATCGCCCAAAAAAAGAGTCAGAAGATTGTGATATCGGACATGATCAACATTATCCGCATGTTGCAGTGCGTGATTTTGATACAGAACAGCCCATACAATTTCGCAATTGGTAAAATGTAATTTCTGATGAATTTTTAAAAAAAATTCTTGACGAACCAAAATTTTTGCGTATAATAACCCCACAAGACAAGGCGATGTAGCTCAGCTGGTTAGAGCGTACGACTCATAATCGTAAGGTCAAGAGTTCAAGTCTCTTCATCGCCACCATTCTATCAGTAGTTAGACAGTGTTTTTGTCACCATTTGATAACTTACCAAAATCCACCTATCACATCCGCTGTCAACACATCATCCGCATCCCCAAAGATACTAAAGGCAGAGGCTTCAAATGGATTATTCCCTAGCCTTAATGGCATGGCAGTATCAAATACACCTCTTAGTGGGATTAGTATTTGATTGATGTATTTATTGGATAATTCTTTTTCACATAAGATATCTAGTATCTGTTCTGTGGTAATACTCTCAATACTGCAAGGATATAATTCAAACCAATGATGATTGAGTATGTTTTCATAAGTACGTTTGGTTTGTTTATTGGCTTGATTGTATTTTAAGTATTTTAAGACAACGTGTTCAAAAGTGATTGGATTGGTTAACATAGTTAATGTCTCTTTAGTTAAAGTGCCTTGTTTGATATGAGCTAAGATTTGTTCTCTTAGCTCAATACCCTGTTCAATACTATTTACTTTAATAAAGTGTTTTTTACCAAGCCAGTTAAAATAAATTTCTATACTAGTTCCACGTTGTCTTATTCCTTTTATTGAGATATTCATTTGCTTTATCCGTTAGCTGTTTATGAAGCTCTTGGCTTTTATCTAATTTTTTAAAATAAGTTTCAGAATACTCGTGCCAAGTATCATAATTAGGAGGTTGCTCACTTTTAAGTTTATCATCAAGAGCCTGCATAAATGCTTTATGATAACCATACTCATCTAAATGAGCTTGTAACCAATCCAAATAAAGCTGTCCAATAATTTCTAATTCGCTCATACTTTTCTCCTATTAATTAAATTTATTTAAATAAGCAGTTAATTCAGGCTCTTTATAATCTTTGCCTTTAATGATTTTTCCATTGTTATCAAAAATAGCTTTACCATTTTCAAACTTAGACCAATTACTACGATTGACTTCTGCTAAAGCATTCTCAAAATCATAACCTAACATAGTGGCTAAACCAATTGCTGTTACCACTTGGTCGCATAAAGCGTCTAATAATTTTTTACGACTTAAAATTTCAATAGAGCGGGTATTTGATTTATAGTCATCCGCTAAGCCTGCTACACCTTTGTCAATATCCATAAGAGCCTGCATCATTTCTGCAATTTCTTCATAATGACAACCCAATTGAACATTGATGTCTTTCTTTGTTGGATTTGGTTTGGCTTCATTAAACCAAGCAATAATATTTTTAATTGTCATAATAATTTCCTTAGATAATAAATAAAAACGGCTGGTTACTCATGTTTAGCAACCAGCCTAGTTGTATCGTAACTTACACGGTAATAGCCTATAAATCCATGGTACTATATCTATTACTGCTAAGGTTATTGCAGACACTCTTAGCTTGTCTGAATTGAGCGACCACCTCTACTCAATATTTTTACCAAAAGTAAAATACCATATTAAAAATATAGCAAATCCTACTGGAATAATTATAGCCAATAATTTTAATAAAGTAAAAAGTAGTGCTACAAATACTACTACTAAACCAATGAATAAAATAAACTTAATTAGATTAACCAAAAATTGAGAAGTCTTGGTCTTTTTCATCGTTGGCTTCCTCTACTTTTTGTGTTTCCTCATCTAGTTCAGTATCTGTATTTGTGTCTGTAGTTTCAGGCTCTACTTTTTGTTTACGATGTTTTTTAGTAGGCTTAGGTGCTTCTTTAACTACACTAAAATCAATCTCAGCACCATCTTCAGTAACGTTAATTTCATTATCATCAAAAGGCATTCCTGCTTTGATTAAATGCTCTGCGATGATGTCTTGGACTTCTTGATTAGATAAAATGATTTTCATAAATACTCCGTAAATTGTGGTTTGTTAATAGCAACGTGTAAAGCGGTAATGGCATCACAGATATGTTCTGCTTTGGATTTATTAGGTAAAACCAAATCAGGATACTTATCTTGTACCCAGTTAATAACGTCTTGCTTTTGTGGTTTTAATATCCCTATCATCTTTTTTACTTCAGCAAAACTGACAGGAATAAAGTTAGGATTGTGATTTAATAAAGTACCTAATACAGATACACAAACTGCATAACTCACCATAGCACGGCTAGATTGACTACCGTGAGGTAATTCAGCAATAACTAAGTCTGCATTTATTACCATTGGCTTTAACTGTGTGTACAGTACATTAGCAGTTTGCATGTCTTGTATATTTTGTTTGAGTACTTTATTTGGTTTGGTTTCAATTACACCAGTTTTCATAATGGTGATTAAACCATTATTATAATTGGCTTCTACATAGCCCCAATTCCTAAGGCTTGGGTCATTAGAGAGTATTTTCACCATAATAAAATGCACTGTGATTAATGGTATACTCTGCTTTAAAAGGCAATTGTTCTAACCTTTTTTTAATGTTTAAAATGGTTTCATATTCCTCTGCTGAAATGGTTCTCTCTAGCATGTCATCTAAATCAAGCATAATGTCATTATGCCAATTGATAAAAACACTCGCCATATCATTGATATCGCTAATAATAACTTCTTGTGTAGCTTGCATATAAACTCCTTATAAAATAAATAAACCCAGCTATTATAAACTGGGTTTATTTTTATTGGTTAATTGTTGATTAAGAAAACAGTGATTTTACTGCTTTGGCTTGTGGTTTGGTTACAGCGGTAGATTTAACTTCTTTATCTACGCCAGTCCATTTTTCCTCCCACTTTTTAATAAACTCTGCTGTATCCGCTTTGGCTTTCACTTCATTGACTGTACGTCCATCTTTAGGGCTAAAGACTTTAGAGACGTTATTACGCTCTACAGTAGCCCCATTTGGGTCATCTACATACTCATCACCCTGTTTGACTTGCTTAGGTCTAATCTCTTTGATAATGCCTAATTTAATGGGTTTTTTAACGATATCCATCAGCATATCTACTTGAGTGTCCACTTCTTTTCTTTGGTCAAAGTTATACAGTTTGATGACTTTCTTTTCTGTATCTAGCTCTGACAAAGGTTTTTGAGCAGTAAACAAAGCAATGTCATTGACATGGGTAAAACCAATCAGATAGTGTTTCTCACCATCTTTGGTGTAAAAGTTTTCACCATTTCTATTGGTTACATAAATGTCTTCATTGACTGTTTTACCATCTACATCAAATTCAAATGAAATGGCTTTAGCTCCAGACTTAGCAGTTTTAAGATAAGCATAATTGATAATGGCATCATAAACTCCTGAAGCCAATGGTTGATAACCACCACCTAACGTGTCAGTGGTATCTTTAATATCATCATGCTCTTTTAGGTTTGCAAAAATACTCATAGTTAAGTTTCCTTAAGTGTTAGTTGAGTGAAATAAACCAAGTTCTATTTCCTTGGCTTGTCTTTGTTTAATGGCTTCATCAATGTCAATAAATGTCTTTTGATAAACCTTTTTACCTTGTACAGTAATCTCTGCTATATAACGCTTTCTACGCTTACAATACCAGATACCTCGCTCTTGTAATCTACTGTCTCTTTGATGTCTATTTCTAGCATTCTCTGAGGCAGATACATCTCTTAGATTTTCAATGCGATTATCATCTCTTACTTGATTGATATGGTCTATTTGTCCTTTAGGAAATTCACCATGCACATAGTACCAAATCAATCTATGCTCCGCATATTTTTTACCTCCTAATTTGACATGTCTATACCCATCTTTAGCTCTATAACCTGCTCTGGTATTGGGGGTTATTTGCCTAGCTATTTTTTTAATCCAAGTGAGATGACCTGTATCTGGATTATAATCTAGACAGTCTTTAATATCAGCTATAGTAATCATGTAGTCTGTCCATTATTAGCTTAACGTCATTGTCAATAAAGGTTTCATTGTCTTCAAATAAACCCATAGCTGACCGCATACGTTCATTAACTGTGTCTTTGGTGATTTGAGTTTGAAATACATATTTAAATCCTAAGTTCTCCTCTTTATCTGTGATATTAAGTAGTTCACTGTCGTATTTTTCTAAGTCTTTTAAAGTTACCTTTTTAGTAGATACCACTGTACTAAAGTAACTTTCAATTCCTTGGTTTGATAGTGAGCCTTTAATGGGTACTTTAGTCTCCATCACCATTTCATCATTGTTTAATTCTGTCTTGGTGTGAGCTGTAAAGATAACATTTTTAGTAGACTTAGCCACATAGTTTTGCATTAGGTTTTTAAAAAACTGTGCATAATCACTCCATGCTTTCATCCCATTACTGGCAGTTAATACATGCACACTTTCAAACATATCCATGAGATAATTCAAACCATCAATAACGATATGTTCTATTTCTTTTTGTTCCTCTGCCCAATCAAATGCTTCATACACTTGATAAGGGTCTGTAATAATGACTTCTTTAAACTTCTTTGGTTTAAAGGGTAGCTTTTTCCCTGCCTCGCAATTTAAATAAAGTACATTTTCTAAGTTACGCAAACAAGTAGATTTACCTGTGGCACTCTTACCGCAGATTAAAACCAGTTGGTCATTAACTTGGGTCATTGAATTTTCCTTTTATTGGTTTAAAGATAAAACCACAAAAGCGGACAAAGTCCGCAATTGGGGATTTATGCTGTGAGTTTACCTTGACTTGCCATTCTGTCTGCTACTGTATGAAATACAGTATTAGCCAGTTCTATTTCACTAAGTTTATCAGCCAGTTTATTATTCAAAGCAATGGTCTTTTCTTTGATGGTTTCAAATCTAAAGTTATTGTCCAATAATATAAGAGCATAGCGTAATAACATATTATTGCGATTACCATCACCTATGTTATTCATTACCCATCTTTCTAAGTTATCTAAGTCTGATTGTTCAGTGTAAAGTTTTTCTCTTTCATCATTCTTAGCTGACTTAGGAATGTAAGGCAATACATCAAATAATTCACCATCTGTTTTGGTAAGATTGGTTACTTCATCATCATCTAATTCTCCATGGCTTAACCACTTTTTAGTACGATGAGAACACTGTTCATCTACTTCAAAGGGTAAATCTTTAATGATATTTTTGTAAAATTCCTTATAGTCTTTGGCATCTAACTTTAAGGTGTAGTTCATGGGCAGAATAATACGAAATCTATTATTCTTATCTGTACTGGATTTAGTGGTGTAATAGATGGCTTTATACTTTTTCATAAGCAGTTTGGCTGACGCCAAACTGCAAGTACCATCAACATCTAAAACCAGTAAATTAAAACCAGTAATGGCATTATCTTCTTTACGGTAGTTATCTTTGACATGATGGTTTAACCAATGATATCCATTGGCTGTAAATAGCTTATCTAGCTTAGTAAAGCTAACCAGTTCATTACGATATCCAGTGGTCATATCAACATTGTTGGTATAGCTAATAATCATTTCATTTAGATTGGTTTCTTCAATGCTATCAGCATATAAAAACATAATGCTTTCCATGTAGGACTTTTTAATCACTATGTTATTTTTATATCCCCATGCTGTAGCCATCATAATCATTTCATCTTTTTGAGCTTTACTACCCCGGAAAGATGGTAAGTCTTCATCTAAATCTGCTAAGGTAACTTCTCCTTTATATTCTGCTAGATACTTGGCTAACTTGACATAACTACGCTGTGGTGTCATTAAGTTTTCAAATGCTTTACCACTGTCTTGAGCCAATGCAATGGCATACTCAATATACTGTGGCGTAATCTCTTTAGCTCCATCAATAAAAGCATAAGCACCAGCAAGTTTTAGTACTTTAAAGTATCTGTGTTCTAATTCAGATTTTTTAATGACTTCCATATCTGAATAAGTGGTAGATAACTTTTCACAATCTAGTTTGTACTGTACCAATGTTCTGACTGCTTCTTGGGTTAAGCCATAGGATTTATTGACTAAAGATGCATCTGCAAGCAATGCCAATTCATCTGCTAAGGCTTCTAAAAAGTCATCATCATCGTCATTAAATAACTGACAAAAAGCAATAAACTCTGTTTGGACATTACCAATTAGACTATATAAGAGTGGTTGTATGTCATGGTTTACTTCTGTGTCTTTAATCACTTTAGACAGCATTTCCCATGTCCTAGGACTGGCATATGGCTCTGTATTATCTGGATTAAACTGTGATAAGTGAGAGTTTTTAAAACCAATGTAAGAGACAATACGACTGTCTATTCCATTCTCACTAGCCCATTCAATCCAATCATCAGCAGTAAGCTCTACATAAAAATGAGCCATACGACTGATTAAAGCTGATGACATGGTATTGGTAATGGCATTGTCTGTATCTAAGTTACCAGCTGCGATGATAAAGCATTTATCGTGTAATTTATGATTACCTACTTCTCTATCCAATATCAGCTTATAACTTGCCATCTGTACACTATGACTAGCTCCATTGGCTTCATCTAAAAACAGTAACCAACCCTTTTTATTACTGGGTACTTTATCTGACTGGATTGGAAAAGTATCCATAGGGATATAAGTTACTTTGTCTTTATCAAAGTTAGGTAAGCCAAGTAAATCCTGTGGTTCTATCTGTGATAGACGTACATCTATTAGCTCTAGATTAAATTTATCCGCTATCTGTTTAACAATAGATGACTTACCTGTACTAGGACTGCCATGTAAAAAAGGGGTGATGTTATGCTTCATTAGCATAGGAATAAACTGTCCTGCTTGTTTTAAAGTACATTGCATTAGATTACTCCTTTTAACTGGTTTATGTTGGTAATGCCTTTTTGTCTTAAGTGTTTAAGCATTAAGTCTTCTTGCTTGGTTTTGTACCAAGTTAAGTAATAAATGCCTGCTTCTGCTAAAGCTCTTTTAACGTTTTGTTTAGAACAGCCTACATCAATAGCCATTTCCTCTAAAGTACGTCCACTTGTATATTCACTGGCAAACCAGTTAATTTCAGGTTGCGTTAATTTGATAGCCATTTCATTGCTCCTTATAAAAAAAAATAACTACCCAAATGGATAGTTATTTATTAGCCACAACAACGCACAAAGTGCGGAAGCAAACCAATTAAGATAAAGCATAGTTGCTATTTAAGATTTCATTATAGATAGCTCCTCCTTTTTTAATGGTAGCTATATCACCAAATAATTGATTGCAAATATCATCAATAACTGTACTGTTAGACAGCTCAGCTAAGATGACATTGTAGTAATGACGTAATCTATTACAATGTATAGGACTACATGCAAAACTATCATGAATGGTAATAAGCTCAAATGGTTCATGTTCTAACAACATTAAGCATTTATTATATAGCTGGTTTATTAACTCTACTGGGTAGTGTTTTATATTATCTTCATTGATATTATTTATGAAACTAATATCAGCAATACCAGTGTTTTTATATCTTTGTATATCATCGTTTATAACAACATCTTTATAAACTACGTTATCTACTAAAGACATAAAATGCTTAATTTTACCTTTGTGATAATTACAGTATCTCACTAAGGTTCTTAATACATAAGCGTCAATTGAATGAATGGCATTAGCTATGTTGCTAATACCAAAATCAGTGCCTATGTTTTCATTTACTATTACTGTTGGCATATAGTTTATCTCCGTGATTTTATACCGTTTATATGACTTTTCCATCACTGGTACAAATACATAATGATTGTCAGGCATAAACCAAGAATGGCTTAATGCATATTTATTCCAACTGTCTTGTAATATATCTTTTAATTCTAATGCTCCTTTGAATTCATTTTCTATGGCTAAGTAAAAGTAATTTACCAGCTCACCAAATACTCTTTTAGGTACAGCTTTGCTACCATAAGCCCAAGTCATACAAGCGTCTTTAGCTTGTTTTCTGGTTACAGTAATTTCATCTATACCGTCTTGTTTTAATAGGGCATTCATACGCTCTGTAATGGCTGTATAAGCGTCTGAACGAGTGTCTTGGTCTATTAGTCCAGTTAACTCACAACCACGCTTACAACGCATTATAACGCTCATTAGCTGTAGTCCTGAGTTAACACTGTCTAAAGCTACTGTATGCCCTGTTTTAATACCTAACTGACTGTCTCTTAATGCTTTAACTGATTTAGCAAAGAGTATGGGTTCTTCTGCTTTATCTTGATAACTTTCTAAGTCATCTAGATTAGCTTTTACCCAGTCAATTCTTTGGTCATAGGTTTGTTTATCTAAACCAAAGTGATTGGCTATGTCTATTGCTAGGTATTGCATTGGATTGAAGTGTTGCATTATAGCTCTCCTGTGATGAGTTCTTTATGTTTAAGATTGATACATGCTTTCTCAAAGCTACTGCCTTGAGTATTGAAATGATAGCCTTGGGAATATACTCTGCCTCGTTTATCTACTTTGTGAGTTAGATAGAATGTCTTATCCGTTAAGTGTTTAACAAAGACAGTGAATTGTTCTTTAAAGTTTTCCCAAGTAGTGAGTTCTAACTCTGTATTTGCTACTACTGGTTTTTCAAAGTTAGAAATGATGTACATGTCTAATTCATACTCATTGTTATTGAGTGTGTTTAGTACATCTAGGCTTATATTTTTAGTATGATAGTTTTCATTAAAACCAAGGATTAAACTGTCCTTGTCTATGGTTTTAAGACCACAGTCATTATTACGATACAGTGTGTCTGGTTTCTCTATCATTGGTGGGATAAAACAAGCATGGTGTAGTTTGGTTTCTAACTCTTTACTAGGCATGATTAAGGCTTCAATCATTCTGTTATCGTCTATGGTATATATGCCCATAGGTTCTAGTAAGGCTAGTAATTCACTGACAGTTCTTATGTTATCCATCTTGTCTGTAAAGCCTATGTTTATCATAGAAGCTATGCTTACAAATGGCATAGGCTTTTGGCAGTATAAAACTGTCTTAGTGAGTATGTTAAGAATGAGACTGTTTAAATCCAAGAAAGATACAAAGTATTTTCTATCGTTTTTACTGTCCCATTCTTTTATGTTACACCATTTAATTATGGCTTGTTTTGCTTTGATTATTTCACTTTCATATGAATTAGATATGTCTGTTTTTAATTCATTTTCTAAGTGTTTAATATGTAGTAGTTTTTCTATTTGTGATTGGTTCATTAGACTGTCTCCTTGGTAGGATAAATGAAAAAAATAAACCCAATGTATTTCTACACTGGGTTTACTTTTTATAGTTTGGCTTGCTCTCTGATGTACATAGGTTTGATGTCATTCTCACGGCAGTAGGTCATAGCTTCTTTATGGTTCTCAGCTCTGATGATTACTACGATTGAATGAATGTCTACTATGATGTAATTTTTCATGACTAAACTGTCCTTTTATTGGTAAATAAAAAAACCATGACAATTGCTTGTCATGGTTTTTGTGAAACTTGATGGAATTGACCTTTAGATATCACTAAGGTCAAGTGGTTGCTTAGTGCCAGCTTGACGGTAAGTTGCTGTGCATGCTTTAATCATGCGGTTTGCAAATTCCTCGTCTTGCTGACAAGCAGTAACCAATTCCTCCACCTTGTCTATGACCATATAACCAATCTGTTTACCGTCAAAGTAAACATTTAGGTAGTGCTGAGCTTTGTCAGCTGACTGGTCATTGGATTTTGGTGATTTGTTGCGAAGTGACATGTCTGTCTCCTTAGCCTTGTTAGGCACTAAATGAATGGACAGTCTCAATCACCGTGATTGAGACCGTGATAAATGCGCAAGCATTAACACACAGCACAGCACACAGCAAATCACACAGGGAATTTACAAGGAAGTGTGTAGGTACTTTCCAAAGACAGTACAGGCTAGAGACTGACAGGTTGGGTGAAATAAGATTTAACAGTTTCTAGAAAGTTTCAAGAGAGCTAACGTGCCTGTACTGTCTTTGGCTTGTGTTGTTTGTGTAGCTTGTGTGATTGCTAAACCAATTAAAGAAAACACGATTTAGCTGTGTGTATTTATATATGGGTTTTTCTTGTGTCGTAAAAAGCTAAAAAAAAATAACCACCAATCCATAAGGACTGATGGTTATTTTTTATTGCTGGAATATAGACTATTCCTCGCCAAATATCATTTTATGACGTTCTAATACTTTGTTGACGTCCTCTTTTGTTAATTCCTCACTATCTTTACCAGTTAACATTTTCATTTGTACATCTGCTACTTGCCCCATACCAAGATTGAGTAAACGAAACAAACGTGTAATAGCTCCTAATGCGTCTACCAGTGCTTTTGTTAGTGCTTTCATAACCGCTGAAATTAGTTCCATAGTAAATACCTCTGTTGTTAAAAATTGATGTTATGGCTAAAGCCACGTTAATTGCAACGCAATAACGCACAACAAAAACTTGTGTTTTTCTTTTTAAATTACTTAAATAAAAAAAATAAAAGATTATAAATAAAGACAGTTAACAATCCTTTTTTACTCAAAGAACTGGGAGGGGTATTTTGGAATTTTTGTATTTGACAGGTAAGGATATACCAAAAACCTATTTATACTTAAGCACAAAAAGTTGATATTACTTTTAATGTAACTTAGGCACGAAAGCGTACAAAGTACGCAGATGATATTTATAAACTTTATATAGTTTAGTTAATTTTGTCAATTGTATTTATGTTGCCTTAATGGTTTTGTTTTAATCTATGTAGTGATTTTTATTAAGGAGCTATTATGACTTTAACTTTAGATGTATTAAAAAGAGCCTTGCCTAGAAAGTATGAAAACAGAATAAGCCAAGAAGTGCTAGATAATATTAACAACGCAATTAATGACCCTGACAATCACACTGCCTATCGTGATAACTTTTTGGGTTATTCAGAAGTATTAAACGATGGTAGATATAGCATTGATGAGTATTTAAATGCAGTGAAGTATTGTACGCATAAATTGATGGGTAGTACTAATATTGACAGTTACATTAAAACCTTTCCTGATAGATACCAATCCATGGTGAATAAGGGTTACTCAGCTAAAGAGATGAGCAGTCATATAGCCATGTATAACAAGTCTCAGCTTGTTAATAAGATTATGGAACAATCCATGATACCTAGCTGGATTATCAATCAAGACTTATATCAAAAGGCTATCAATGTACAAGCAGAATTGATGATGACTGCTAACAGTGAAAAGGTAAGAAGTGATGCGGCTAACTCTTTGCTTATTCATTTAAAACCACCAGAAGTTAAGAAAGTAGAATTGGATATTGGTTTAAAAAATAATGATGAAATCCAGCAGTTAAGAGATATCACTGCTCAGTTAGCAAGCCAACAAAAAAGAATGATAGAAGCAGGTGTGATTGATGTTAAACAAGTGGCTGAGACTAAGTTAATAGCTGAGGTAATTAGTGATGAGTAAGACAGTACAAGAGTGGTTAAATGAAGTAGATTATTCTAACTATGGCAATTACACACCCAGTCAATTTGCATTGGAATTTGTCAATTTTATTAAGCTCGTTAACGGCAGTGAGGGGGAAGAAAATACTACCCCTGTAGTGCATTATCGTATGCTGGATAATTTAATTACAGATAATAAGCATGTTGCTAACTTGGTTTGGCGTGGAGCAGCTAAGACTACTTTAATGGCTGAGTATTTGTTTTTATATCTGGCTGTGTATGGGGAATTACCTAGTTTGGGTAAAGTAAACTTAGCGGTTTATCTATCAGACAGTATAGATAACGGTGTTAAGTCCATGCGTAAAAACTTAGAGAGTAGATGGGAAAATAGTGAGTTTTTAAAAAAGTATGTGCCTAAGATTAAGTTTACAGACATCAGATGGGAGTTTGAAAACATTGCTGGTAGTACTTTTATAGTAAAGGCTTATGGTGCTAAGTCTGGTATTCGTGGGGTAAAAGAGCAAGGTAAAAGACCACAGTTAGCTATTTTAGATGACTTGGTTTCTGATGATGACGCAAGAAGTCCTACCGTATTAGAAGCCATTAAAGAGACAGTGCATAAAGCTGTTGCTTATGCCATGCACCCAACCAGACAAAAAACCATTTGGTTAGGTACACCTTTTAATGGGAATGACCCTTTGTATGAAGCAGTAGAAAGTGGAGCTTGGACTGTTAATGTCTATCCAGTTTGTGAGAAGTTTCCTTGTGATAAACAAGAATTTAAAGGAGCTTGGGAAGACAGATTTACTTATGAGTATGTCAAAGAGATGTATGATAAATCTATGGCTCAAGGTAAAGTAGATGGGTTTTATCAAGAGCTTATGCTACAGATTATGAGTGATGATGATAAGTTGATTATGGACAGTGATATTAACTGGTTTCAGTTAAGTCATTTAATGGATAAAAAAGATGCCTTTAATTTTTATATCACCACTGACTTTGCAACCAGTGAAAAAGAAAGTGCGGATTATTCTTTTATCTCTGTATGGGCTGTTAATCATAAAGGCTATTACTTTTGGGTAGATGGCATTTGTGCAAGACAAACCATGGATAAGAATATTGATGATTTATTTCGCTTGGTTTCAGAGTATAACCCACAGAGTGTGGGGATAGAAGTCTCTGGACAACAAGGTGGATTTATCCCTTGGATACAAAGAGAAATGTTTAGCCGTAATATCTGGTTTACGTTAGCAAGTAATAGTAAAGATGGCTCACTTGGTTTAAAGCCTAATAACTCTAAGCTAGAAAGATTTAACTTGGTAGTACCAGACTTTAAGCTAAAGCGTTTTTACTTTCCTGTTGATAAAAGATATACCATGGTGCTAAAAGAGCTAATGCTAGAGCTTTCTCAAGCCAGTGTTGGTGGATTTAGAAGTAAGCATGATGATGGATTAGATACCATCAGTCAATTGGCTATGATGGATATTTGGTTACCCAGTGAGAAAATATCATTGCCTAAGACTGATAATAGTATTTGGTCTAATGTAGATTTTAGTGAGCCTAAGAGTGCTTATCACAGTTATGTGTATTAGGAGATAAAATGATTAGAGTATCTGAGTTATTAGATTTATTAGCCAGTGGTGAGTTATCTAACTTGGCTTTGGTGGATAACTATAAGATTAAAGATAACAGACAAGAGATAGTATTACGCTCTATCAATGCTGGTTTGACTGATTTGTTTACTAGGTTTGTATTAAAGAAAAAGAAGTTAGAGACTGACCCTAAGTTAAATAAGATAGCCATATTGACAGATGACTTTGTTGAGATTTTATATTTAAAACAAGGAGAAGAAATACTAAAGCCTTATGAAGATTATCAGCTTATCTCAGTCAATGAAGTGATACTCACCAATCCAAGAATAATGCAAATACCCATTACAGTAGAGTATCAAGCCAAGCACAGAACACTTACTCAAAAGGATATTGATAAAGATGCCAATATTCAATTGCCACTAAGTTATGTTAATGCCTTGGTTTATTTTATTGCTTCTCGTTTATTTACTTCTATCGTTAATCAATTAGATGGAGATGTGAATGAAAGTGCTAGGTATATGCAAAAGTATCAAGCGGAAATACAAATGCTAACAAACCAAGGCATAGATGTGGATAGCTCTTATAATCATGACTGGTTTAACCAAAGAGGATTTATTTAATGAAACTAGATGACTTAAACAAACTATCTGACAATCAATTATCTCAGATGGATTTTAAAAAGATGTCAGAAGAAGATGATGAGAAAAAGTCTAAACTCACTCACTGGAAAAAAGAGCCTACTCTTAATGAACTAAAAAGAGATTTTCAAAATACACAAAGCAGTCATAGCAGTTTTGTGGCTGATTTGGATAGATGGATTGGTTTGTATAATGCCCCTAAGTTTGGGGATAAAAAACATAAAGGCAGTCGTGTTGTACCTAAGCTGGTTAGAAAACAAGCTGAATGGAGATGTCCCAGTTTATCTGAACCATTTTTATCCACCACTCAATTGTTTGAAGTTAAGCCATTAACTTTTGATGATGTAGAAAGAGCCAAGCAAAATGCTTTGATATTAAACATGCAGTTTAATACTCAGCTTAATCGTGTTTCTTTGGTGGATAAGATTGTACGCTCTGTGGTGAAACATGGCACTGCTATTGTCAGATTGGGTTGGGAATATCAAGAAGATGAAGTAGAAGAGAATATAGAACAGTTTGAATATACCCCTGTTGCCATGCCACAAATGCCAGAGATACCACCAGAGCAAATGCCACCAGAGATGGCAGAGCAAATGGCACAGATGGAGCAGAACAATCCTGCTACCCAATTACAACAGCAATATGAGCAATTGGCACAGTTAAGACAGTTAGAGCCAGATAGCATTTCACGGATATTGATATCAATTTATTCAATACACAAAAAAGGTTCAAACTTGACAATCCAACAGCGAACCAATCTCGCTGACGTGAATTATTTAGATTTGAACCTAAATACAAGCTTGTGGATTATGTTGAAAATAATAGCCACACTGTTTGGTATTTTTAAGTATTATAACGAATCTATACCACTACCAATGCCCCAAGATTGTGTGCGACCACCTAATTCTTGGTATTCATAATCCACAACCAACCCTGTGCGCGTGTCAATATCTACGATTAACAGTTGCTCAATTTTGCGTGCATTGACGGCATTATCACCAATTGCACTGCCTGCCAACGCACCTGTTGCAGTTGCAAGATCTTTACCTCTACCGCCACCAAATTGATGACCGATGACACCACCTAAAATCGCACCACCCGCTCCTGCCAATGCTTTTTGTACTTGTGAGTTGTTGTCGTATTTAAAGGTTAAACGTTTGATGCCAGTTCTGCTGTTGAATTTGGTATCAACAGGTTCACCAAAAGCAGCACGCACTTGTGCTTCGTTGGTTTTATGACGTGCAATGGTGCTGCTGACTTGTTGCACACTCATTTGTGTGCCGTGCGTGGTGCTAAAACAACCGGTTAAAGTAAGGGCGGTTGTCATTGTGGCAATGATGATGGCTTGTTTTTTCATAGCTTGTTTTTTCAT